CAGCTTCATGCACCTTTGCATTGTCCCACGCAATCGGCACAAACTGGTCAGCCATTGCGTAACCGATCTTGATTTTCTCGGTGCCGTCCACTTCGTTTCCGTTGCTGTCCCGGCGCACGTCCCGCCATACCTTCATAGCAGCGCCGCCAAGCGCCGCGCCCTGCTCGATGCTTTCCTGCATTTTCTCATGAAAAGCATTTTCACACAGCACCTTTTGAATGAACATGTTCAGCGGGTCGGGGTTTTCGTCAGTGCTTTCGCGCCCGTCCATGGAAACGTTGATCTCGCATTCTTCGCCCCACACCAGCCCGGCAAGTTCAGCACAAACGGCTTTCGCTGCGTTCATCCTGAACACTTTCCTTGTGGCGTTCGGGTCGCTGATTGTCGGCGCGGGGATCAAATGCCACGGCTTATAAAAGCCCCGGTAAATCATCTTCCAAATGAAAATACCGAAATCGTAGAACTGTGCGAAGGAAGGAACCCCGCCCAATTCAAAAATGGTTTTGTACTCGCGGGCGATGCCCGTCACGCTTGCCGTCCTGTCCATGAGCTTTCGCCCCCAATCTTTAAGTTTTGTGATAAACTGCATATCTCACCACCCCGCATTACATACCCCATACGCCGTATGATTTGGCGAAATGGTTATAAGCGTATCGCGTTTCGTCCATGCTGTGGTTGTAAGCGTCAACCGGGTTTCCTTTGTCATCAGCGCAATACAGCCCGGCTTCTTTCACAAAAGGCTCCGTTCCATATAATTCATCCTCGACCAGGAAGAACCGCCCGTCATTGATCCCGCTTTGCAGCATTTCCACGCCGACTTTCAGGCCCGTAACGCCGCCTTTCACATCGTGCGCGTTATTGTCCGCGCCCGTCGTTGTCAGACCCAGCTTTTCAATCTCAAGCCGAAGCGCTTTGCAAGCCGGGTCAATGTAGATTCCACTTTCCCGGCAGTTGTATTTCTTGCGCATGTACGGTAAAAACTCCCCGACGATGTGCCGCGCCTGGTCGCTCATTGCCATTTGCCCGCCGTCATAGCGCCAATTCCCGACACGGTACAGCCTGTAATGCTGTGGGCTCTGCATCAGCCCAACAGCTTCATGAGCCACGATGTAAAACCCGATGCTGGTCGCGTCCGTCGTGCCACCGTCCCCGGCAACAAACGCTTCCACCATAACAGCATCATCAGGCGCGTTTCTCAGGGTGTGCTTTTCCGGATTGAACATCCAGTAAATCACACCCTCAGGAATCACCCGTTCACCCAGCCAGTCCCGCTTGTACAGGAACGGGCTTTTCTTGCACGCCGTTTCGATTTCATCCAACCGCTGCGGCGTTAATATCGGGTTATCCTTGCACGTCCAATGCAGGAAGCGGCAGTCCTGAACCTGCAAAACATTCTTGATGCACGGGTCAGCGGGACTTGGCGGGTTCAGATCCGCAATATGCCATCTGTCTTTCGCCGCGTAGGTTCGACGGAAGCACTCCTGAATCATGGAATCATGCAGAAGGTTGATTTCGCAGAAGTACACAGAACCAAGCGACATACCCGTAATGGCTTTGTGACTGTCCGCTTTGCCGCCGCCCTTCCAGTAAACCTTCTTTTCGCCGTCCGGGAGCCGAACCAGCAAATGCGCCCCCGAATCATCATGGCTCACCCGGCAATGGCCTTTGAAGATGTGCAAAAGGCCCATGCCGTCCCCGTCCATGATCAGCCTGTATGCCTGCTCCGCCGAATAGGCCGTCACCAGATGCAGCGCGTCCCGGCTTCGGATCAAGTGCCGCGCAAATCGCATCGTTCCGGCTGTGGTTTTCCCGCTTCGTGGCGTTCCCTCGTTCCAGTCCATGGCATGGTCGAATGGGGCCATGATAAGCCCTTCCTGTTTTGCGCTCCATTCGATCATCGTGCGGCCCGCCTTTCAAGGTCAAGCAGCGATTGCAGCAGCGCATTGTCCGCGCTGGTTCCTGCCATGTCCTCGGTCAAATCCTTATAAGCCGCTGTCAGGTCACGCAGCTTGAAAATAGCGGTTGACTTCCCGACCTGCGTTCTGACCTCTGTTGCGTCCATCGGGAATTTCTGCTCCGCTCTGCTCAACCGCAATAAAAGCCGCTTCTTAATTTCGGCGGCAAGCACCGCATTATCCGCGGCAGCGGCGGCGGTTTTTTGTGTTGCTTCTGTGCTTGCCTTGTGTTCTGCCTGTGTTCTTAGTCCGGGCCAGTCTTCCTTCTTCGCTCTTGTCTTTAACACCATGAAGGAAACCTGATGCTTTTCAGCAAGTTTTCTGTAACTTGTCCCCCCGCCGATGTACTCAGACCGGATCGCGTTCCAATCTATCCGCTTTGTTTCCTCAATGGGTATCACCCCCGCGCGGCCTTTGCCGCTTGTTGATATTTGTCATAGATCATCAGTTCCTTCTGCATCCGGTGGATATGTTTCAGCAGATCCCGCCGATGGTGCGGGCCTGCGGTTTTGAGTTGTTCCTTGGCGGCATAGATACGGGCTTTCTGTTCTTCACGTTCACTCATTTTATCGCAATCCATCCCGCAAAATTGAGATAGCGCCAAAAGCAATCAACAGAAGAAAATCCGCTATCCTTGAGCATATCTTCATTCCACTTTGCTGTAATCGGCACAAGAACGCCCTCAAGGCTTTTCCGCTTCGCAAGAATCTGCTCTTGCGTATAGGAGTTTTCTGCCTTGATTTTGTAATACTCATCCACAAGCATAGAATCTAAGGCGTAATTTGTGCCAAGCACCTTTTCAACAAGAATCAAAGCGCCGCCCGGTTCAAGCGAATCATATATGCTTGAAATTATCTTTTGCCGATACTCAATCGGCGTAAATTGAAGCGTAAGAACGGAAAGAATCAGAGAGGCATAGATGTTCTTGGGCAAACCGTTCCGTATATCCAATTCCTGAACATCCAGCAATCCTTCCTTCATCCATCCTTTATATCGTTCCCGCGCCTTTTCAAGCATCGGCTGGCTTACATCGTATAGCTTATACTGGTTCAGAGCGCCAAACGCTTTAATAAACGGATTGATTGCTTCCCCGGTAGAACAGCCAAGGTCTACAATCGCCGTCTTGCGCTTCACGTAGCGCTTTCCGATACGGGTTACAAGGTCACGCATATCTGCGTATGCCGGAATAGAGCGCTCCAGCATTTCTTCAAAGCAATCAGTTACTTCCTGATCAAACTCCCATTTTCCGGTAGGCATTACGTTGTCTTGCATTTATCTAAAACCTCCGTTTGTAGAGTTTTCGCAATCCGCATCATCATTACGGGCGGCACCATTCGCGCAAGGCGTTCATACTTCTGCGAATAATCGCCAGTGAGGATAAAATCATCCGGGATAGAAGTTATCCGCTTCAATTCTCCGATTGTAAATTTTCGATTTTCCATCGGATGAATAGAGCCGCATACAGAAAGCCCGCCGTGAGATTGACATAACGTTCCGCAAGGCTGATCTATCGGTTGTCTTGTAAGATTGAAATAACCGTGTCCGGTTATATCTTGTCCAGAAATAGAACGCGCTGGATTTTTTGGCATTTTCGCCGCAATCTTTCCCCAAGCGTATTTTTGAGCGGTTTCTAAAAGCATTGTCCTTTCCGCTTCATCAATTCGCAATCCGGTAAACGCATCACGAATAGAATACCAGTATTTGAGTGGATGAGGGAAAACCGGCTCCATATTTAGGTCATTTCTAATCCCGAGAAATATAAGCCGTTCTCTACTTTGCGGAACTCCTAACCATTTTGCATTGAGCAGTTGCGCCTTGACCCGATAACCGCAGGCTTTCATTTGCCCCAAAAACTCCTTGAAATATCCGATTGCCGTTCCTTTTACAAGGCCGGAAACATTCTCGGCAATAAAGCATTTCGGTTGTAAACCGTCAAGGATTCTGATATACTCAAAGAAAAGATTTTCTATTTGCTGGCTTTTACCGTCCGAATAATCCCGTGCTTTGCCCCATCCCTTTTCCCGCTTTCCTGCGGTTGAGAACGCACAGCACGGCGGCGAACCGTCGAAAAGGTCCAGTTCTCCGGGCTTCATGTGAATAGCTTCCAGAATTTCTTCCGGCTTTACTTGCCGAATATCCCGCGTGTCAAGAATCGTTCCCGGGTGATTTGCGCGGTAGGTTCTTTGTGCTTCTTCTACAAACTCATTCGCCCAGAGAACGTGATAGCCAGCCATTCGATAGCCAAGGCATGAGCCGCCACCGCCGGAAAAGGTAGATACCACGTTATAGCCGTTCCAAGGGATTTCTTCAATCTCTTTCATGGACGGTACTTTATACGGCGGCTTAATTCCACTCATAGCCGCACCTCGGGCATCTATGCGCTGTCGGCATATCTTCTCCAAACTCCTTGAAAGAGTCAGGAGATTCGGCGGCGCTCGGGCTGTCGTTTTCGGTATTGCCCCCCCCAGATAGCCCATCCAGTTCAAATTTTAACCCGCTCAAATCCACTCCCTCAATTTCCAGCGCGGCGATTTCTTCTTCCAGCTTGGCAAAGTCCCACCCGCTCAATTCAGCGGTGCGGTTGTGCCTGATGGCGTAGTCCCGGCGCTGGGTTTCGGT